CCATTGAAAACAGAGACATAGCAACGTTTATTCGATCTGGTACACTCCAGTATCCCCCCTACCTCATAGACCGTAAACCGGTTGGTGAGTAATAGGGTGTGCGCCTAAAAGGCGGAATGGCTTTACGCCCGTTCCCTTAGTCCTGCGAATCCCCACACGAGACTCCAAAAACAAATCCTCACCTTTCGATGAGAAGTCGTCGTTGAGCGCCAAGAGCGAGACCCAAGCTCTTTCGTTGCGCCGAACAACCTCCATTCTCGTGGAAGTGCCCAGTTCAACTGCAACAAGTGATGGCGTCAAGTAGTAGGTAGACAAGTCCATGAAAGACTCGTCCTCCAACGACATGACTGCGTCCTGCTTACGAGGGAGAATCTCCCTTATGGGCTTTTGCCAGACTGGCCGTGCCTGAATCGGCTGAGCGGAAGGTACCTTCTTAACTGAGATGCTACGGTAAGCGCGGTCCTCAAGGGCCCACGCAATCACAACATCCAGACGAGACGGTCCACAGACGTGACCCGTGGAAGTTCGAGCATAGCTCCGGTGATATTCATCAACATCACCACTTCCAAAAGATTCAACTATCAATGGTTTTAACCCAACCCCTCCCAACGATTCTGGTACGTACCAGGGCACACGCGTATGCTTTAGTGTTCCGGCGTTATGCTGCAAAAAGAGTTCATGAACCGCCATCCGAAGATGAACGGGGCAAGACTCAATGAGGGCATGGTGACGCGCACCGAGCGATTTAACGAACGGATTATCATGATCTTGACTTGCAACGGATACATCCACCTTCTCAACACCGGATCGGCCAAGGCCCATCACGAGTCCCATATTCACATATGGGATGAGTTGGAACTTTCCAAGTTTCCACTCGTAGGAGGTAGAATTGATATTGCAATACACAGGGTGACTGTACACCTTGCCAAGACTTGGGACAAGACCTGCTACACGAGCAAGACTCTCCCAAATCTGGACAAACCGACCCGTAGAACGGACCAGCCCATCGTCACCGTTCACCACAGCAGGGATCTCCACAACAGAGACCTTAATGAGGTGTTCGATTTCGTAGGAATGTCGGATTACAGCCATATTCACTATGCACAAGACTATAAAAGAAACAATAGAGCCCATGAGCTGTCCCCAGACCTGGGGGACATCCTCAACGAGGTGACCAGTGAGCGCTTTGTGAAAGAGCCCTCTGATATCCTCTGGCATGCCTACAGCGTCACAGATCCCATCCACCGCAACCCGAGACATCTCGGGGTCCAAAAGGTCTGTCGCACTCTGGTAATCCAAAGAGTGAAACACACCCGAGGCTGGTCCGAACACCTCAGAGAGGAATTCGGGGGTCACGGTTTCTCCTACAAGTCTGAAACAACGAAGTTTCTTCATTTGTCGGAGTAGGAACTTCTGCACTGGCTTAAGAGTGAAGTACGT